AATCCTTAAGTAAAGAATCAGGGTTTACCTCATCAAAGTCTTTCTGTAGTTCTACATAGTCTTTAATACCTCTCCCTGTATCTTTTTTATATTTAAAGTAAGCAGCAACATCTTCAGGTAGTTCCTCCTGTGTTTCTCGCTCACTCATTAACTCGTCAAACGAGCTAATTTCTTTGTTATACCTTTTTCCAATATATGAAAGAACGTCTTCCTCTTTTAATTCAGCAGGAGACTCAACAACCTCTGGGGTTTCAACCTCCTCTACAACCTGTTCTAGGTTATCTTCGTGCTTCTGTAGAAGTTCTGATTCTACTTCTTGAACAGACTTTTCCTCTACGGCAGTTACTTCTTTTACTTTTAATTCCATATGATTTAATTTAATTGATACAAATATAAGAAAAAAATAATACTGTTTTTAGACACTACCTTGGGTTAAACTCAGCCAAATCAAAGCCATCAAGGCTGTCTTCATTAGACTCAAAGTTTACAGGTGGTAAATTATTTTTCCTTTGCTGTATTAGTTTTGATTGCTCAGTATTTGCTTGAGATATTCTTTTTGCCTTTGCACCCTCTCTTTGATCTTCTCTTTGTGACAAAGCCTTTTCTGACATATCCCTTAGCTGCAGGTTATAGTTAAACTCTTCAGCCATCAACTTACTTTTCAATACAGCCTCGTTGTTTTGCTTTTCAATTTCAAAGGCAATCTCAGCCTGCTTTAACTGCATCTTGCCCTGTATTTCAGCCTGTTGTTGCTGCATAACAAGCTGCGCCTTCATCTCCTGAGATTTTAATGACTGCTGTGCCTGCATCGCCTGTTGCTGCATCGCCTGTTGTTGTTGCTGATCTTGTAAGGCTTTGCGCTTTACTTTAAGTAATTGATTAGCAAGCTTAATATTTTTAATTTCTCTAATATCAATAGCATCCTCTAGGTTTATATCACCCTTAGATAAAGCCATTTGTATGTTAGCCTCAAGCTGTGCCTTCTGTTCTTCGTCTGGTGCTATTTCGATAAATATACCAAAGTCATAAATATACAAGTCTTTTATATCATTTAGTATGCTTACATTGTATTTACCTATAGCGTTTGCAAAGTCATCTTTAAAGTCCGCATACTGTAAAATATCCGCAACCCTATATGTTATTGCCTCAGACAAAGTCCTGTATATATAAAGAGACCCGTCAAGTATATGTCTTGTTGCTACGTTAGAGTTTAATGCAGCCAATTTCTGTAGTCCAACTAAAGAGTTAGGGTCAGGAGATGATGCATCTCTAGCCTCATTTAATCCAGTGACCTGTCTTATCATTCCAAGGTAGTGGTTGTAGTTTGCAATAAGCATCTGTGTCTTGCTAGCACCTGAGCTAGACTGCAACTCCTTAATAGGAACCTTCCCTTGGTTGTAATCCCCATCCTGGGTATAACTCCTGCCAATAACAGAACCCGTCTGGAAGTATAGCCTCAATGCATCTTCAGGGTTATATGCGTTACCAGTCCCCAGGTCTACCTCGTTTAATCCGTCAGCATCAATGTATACACCGTCTGGGACTACCCTAGATATTACCTGTTGTAGTTTTAAGTGTGTGATCTGTATTAAATCAGCGAATGGTATCATACGCCTTGTTAGGGACTCAATAGAACCCTTGTACATCCTAGGCGCAACCGCAACATAGTTTGGCAACGCGTGTTGCTGTGCTGACTTAGGTCTTACCATATTTTCGGCAAGCTCCCATTTTAAAATAATGTTTGTTCCCATAACCATGATACCCTCGTACCAAACGTCTATGGTTTTTTCCATCTTCTCAAACCTTCCCTCTTCCATCATTTCTACTGGAGGGTTAAACTGGTCGTCTTTTTCAATTACCTTTGTTCCACCGTTCTCCAGTATCTTCTTTTTATACACCACTTTTTTAGTGGTCTTGTAATTGAAATACATTAGGGTAACGGTGTCCTTGTAAAAAATATCATTTTCGTGAAACTGCGCTTCGTTGTAGTAGTCATACCAACTTTGTGAGTACTTAGATATTTCCTCTAAATCATCTTTAGTGAGTGACTGATCAATTTTCATCAACTCAGTTATTGGAAGTGTTTTAATCTCACCCCAATAGAAACAGTCTTTAAAGTGTGGGTCTTCTGTGTAGCTGTAAACAATGTTTGCAGGGTCTACATATTTAATTTCAACACCAGCCCCTGGTAGGAACTCATGCTTTGCACATCCTATACCCAAAACTGTTAGGTCGTAGTCTATCCTTTTTCTTGTGTCGTTATAATGATTCTCAGCAAACACAGTGTTAATAGCCTCTTCTTCAGCTATTTCTATAGCGGGCTTATACTTAAGCTGCATGTATAGGTTTAACTCCTCGTCTGTCTGTGGTAGGTCATCTGGGTTCATAATAAACGGGTCTGCGCCTGTCTCTTTCTGAACAATTTGTAGTATATCTTTTGCTGCCGCTTGACCCTGTATCATGTCCTGATACTTGCTTCTTTGCGCCTGAGACATTGCGTCCTCAGCATAAGCCTTAACGTCAAACAGCCTGTCGTTCATTCCGTTAACCACAACGTCAACAAACTTAGGGATAATTGGGACTGGTGTCCAGTCTAAGTTTAAATAGCTTAAGTCTCCATCAACGGCAAGTTCGTTTTTGTACTTACCTACGGACTGCTCCCCCCTTGCGTAAAGACGGAGTCTGTAAAAATCTCTTGATTGATTGTAAAACCTAGATCCACTTGTGTCTTTCTTAAACCACTCATATTGAATAGCTTGACCTATCTGTAATCCAAATTCATCTGTAGCCTTTTCTGCATCAGAAACAAACTGACTTGGAAAACCAGCAGAGGAGATATTTATTTTTACGTCTTTCATTTATTTAATTATTTCACTACGATTTCCCTTATTGCTATATCTAGCAAAGTTAACAATAATATTTGATTGTTTTTTAACAGGCTGATAAAGGTGTTTTTGGCAAGCCATTATAGCTAACCCTGAGCTAATAGACGCATCAAACTTGGTCCTGTTGCTAATATCAAACTTTGCCCAGTCTTCTAAAGTCCTACTGAAAGGCATGTAACCCATTTCATCTGGACCTATTAATCCTATGTAACTCTCAATGTCAGACTCAATAGCAGCCGCGTGAGCTTGTTTTACAGCCTCACTTGAGTTAGGTATACCCCCAAGCTCTTTCTCTGTCTTAGACAGCTTGTTTTTAAGTTTATCAGGTCTGTTAATGCTATACCCCCTGTAGCCTCTATTTTTAAAGTGATACAAAAGTCTTGGCTTGTTGTTCTCTACTAAGATAGGCATTCCATAAAAAACACACGCCATCAGAACCTCTTCAAAAAATATCTCTGCCGTTTGTGGTCTAGCTATATACTCCAGGAAAAACTGATTGCTTGGACCGTCATCCATATGAAACTTAGTTCTGCCATGCAGCGCACCATTTGAAGCGCCACCCCCTACAGTACCTGATATGTCATAGCTATCACATCCGAATGCACCCATGTGCTCGTTGGCAGGGAACCATTGTCCAGTATGGTTCTTGCGTTTCCTATTCTGTAAATCTTTTTTAGGTATCCAGCCTAGTAAAAACCTACCCCTGTTGTTCGGTGTCCAAATAACCTCTGTGTCTTTTATTCCGTTCTTCCAAGAAAATGACCCCCTTGTTACATGGTGTTCCTGAATCAAAGAATCGTTATAGTCTATCTGCTGGTATATCTTTGTAAGATTAAACAATGACTGCTTGCTCTCATCCCTAAATGCATGTGACTCTGTTCTAGGGAACTGTCTATAAAATTCATTTAACGCGTCTGGATCATTCTTCAAACTTTCAACCTCATTACTCCAGTACTCAACAACATCATCCATAGGCATTCCGTAGTCGTCTATGTAACCCTCAAAGTTCCACTCCATAGGTATAAACAACGAGTAAAGACCCGACTTTGTTTGACCATTTGCACTCCTGTCTTTGGGGTCAGAGTCGTAATATAATTTTTTAAACTCCTCACCACCCTTATTAAGTGCATTAGAGGTAGAACCCATCATACACTTACCTATAATTCTTCTACCAAGACGTAAACAGGTTTTAGTTACGCGGTAATTGTTCTGTATGTTATTAGGCTTAAGCCACTTCCCGCTTTCATCGTGTGCAAGTAACAGTAGTTTTTCACCATCATAGGAGTTGTCATCGGTGTTCTTCCAGTCAATCGTGGTGTCAAGACCCTCCATCTCATCCTCATCTATTTGATACATGTTTTTCTTTGTAATCTTAGATGCAGGAATCCTAAACGCTAACTCCGTTTTTGGTTTATCCATACCATCCTGCACAGGCTTAAAAAAGAAGGGATAGTTTTTTACAATAGGAACAACCTTGTCTGTAAACATTTTTTTAGCATCGGAACCTGACTTTGAAAGTATTCCTATACGGGAGTTTTTAGATATTGTGCCTATGTTTGCGCACTCCTCAGAAGCCATAAACGAAAAACCTGAACGTCTAATCTTTAGGTATATCATTCCAAAAGATCTAGGGTCTGCCTTGCAAGCCTCCCAGAATATATAAAACACCCTGTTAGCCTCCCTAAAGTCTGGGTATCCAACATCTATCTTTGTCCACTGCAGG